TGTAGCGCCTGCTTCTTCGAGAATCCGTACGGTGTCGTCTGTCGAGCCGGTATCCGCCACGAAGATCAAATCGGCATCCCGAGCGGACTCGCAGAAACGTTGTGCGAATTTCGCCTCGTTCACAGAGATCGCATAGACGACGATTTTTAGTCTATTGCTCATGAGGCTGCTTCTGGAGACGCACGGTGGTATCCCAAGTCATTCGCCGCTTGATTCTTCGGATCATCTACCTCTGGCTTCAGTTGAGAGTTGATATAATTCACGACTGGGGCAGCTCTGCCGTAAGGGACGTGCATCAATCCCTCATGCACGACACTCAAATATTCATCCGTGAACTCGATAAGATAGACACGCTTCCCATTCACTATTTTCATGCCGTGTTTCATTCGAAACAACCCCTACGCCAAAAGACCATGCAAGCGCATAGCTTTCACTATCTGTGGAACAGTGTAGCCGTCAAAAGTGCTTGCGGTATTTACGGCTGTACCCGAGTTAACTGCGAAGGATGCAGAGGAAACAGACGTTGACTGCTGTGGCCCTATGATCTGTGTCATGACACCAGCGGTGTTAATACCTATGCCTCCATTGGTTCCGTTGTAAATAAGCCTCACCTGCGCCACATTCGACACCTGATAGTCGATGCCTACATTTGCGCCATTGCATATGAGCTTGTTTACCCCGTTGATGTCATATAAGTGCGATTGCCCATACCCCATTCTGACTGCGCCTTGACTTACGGCCGATGTGGCGCAGTCGAACGCGAAATTCACATTGGTATTCCAACAAGAAAATCCGAATGTTGTTACAGAATCGGAGCCATCTCCATTGTTCTGTAATCTGTATCCAAATGCCGTTACCGTAGCAGGTCCAGATGGAACTCCTCCGGCTAATTTTCTACTATTAACAACGTCAATTCCTATCCTGGAATTATTTGTGTCTGTCCCGTTAGAATTGTTATCTACTTCAAGCCCAATCAATCCAGTTGACGGGTTGTTGACGTTATTTACTTCGATAGCCTGGATCGTCGCCCCCCAAGTAGGTCCGGTCGAATATTTGTTTCCTTGGAAATAGGCCCCAACGTTCTCACCCGCAGTAGCGTGGTTGTTCATGATTCCGAGAATATTCCACTCGAAATTAGTCACGCCAGATGCTACGTTGGTGGTCACATTTAGCGCTGAAAGAGTATTCCCGACAGGCCCAGAAGTTTGATCCGCGTTCCGGAAGAAAAATTGAGATGCGTACTCAGATGTTGCGGTATGGGGCTCTATAAACTGACTATATGAAACATTCGAACCCGTAATGAAGCCAGCCGCAGCCGCTCCCGCGCCTGTGAATGTCGCTCCGGGGAGTGCCTCAAGAATAACTCCGGCTGGAATCGCAGCGGTACTTGATACAACCCAAGCCCCTGAAACAAATAGAACACTTGAGTTGCAGGAAGCGGCCGTAGTTAGAATTGATGTGCAATCAACAGTTGGGGTGGCTCCGTATCGTCGAATATCTCCAGCCGGATAAGCGTAGTTCGTCGGTGTAACGCCCGCAGATTGCTCTGAAGATGTTTGATCATATTTGATATTTAGACTATCCACCGTCGTGACGGCTGGACCGGTCGGCCCCGTTGCTCCATTGTTTCCAGCGGTGCCAGTCGGGCCAGTCGGTCCTCCAAACGGACCCTGAGATCCGGTCGGACCCGGATTACCTTGCGGACCAGTCGGCCCCTGAGGCCCCGGCGTGGCCACTTGGACGACATTGCTCCCGATCTCCTGCACCACTACCGTCGCTGGAGTGCTCATGGAGTCACCCCGGCAGACACCGACACCGTCCCTTGCAACAGTCTCGTGATTACCGCAGACGAACTCGTCAGAATCAGGTCATACACGCCATTCCACCACGTGAAGCTTTCAGTATTCGCCGCTGGAATGGTCAGTGTGATCGTGCCGGCAGTACCTCCGAGCACCAGATTAGAGCTCGCGTCATATAGAACCGGCGTCGCCAGTGGATATGCCCTAATCTGCATCCCCGCGGAATATCCCGTGAGATCAACAGGCGATGGCTGCGCACCCACAGCCGAGCACGTCCCGGCTAACCAGGTGAAGTCCTTGGTGTAGGTCGCCCCCTGTTTGATACAGTGGTTGTAAGTGCCAGTTCCGCAGCAGGTCATGGGTCATTTCTTGTTCGATGTGAGCGTCATATGGGTGTCTAAGCACGCCTCCTTGAACCACTGCTGAGCATATTGCTGCCGCTCAACATTCCAGGCCAATATCCCCGGATGCAGTCCATAGCCGCCTCCGAAACTGAAGTCGCAGTCGTACCCGTTCGGATTGAACTGGATATCGTTGTGAGGCGCGTTTTGCATGCGCCATTCCTTCCATAGGTAGTTGTATAGGAACTCACAAACAGGCGGCCATTTATGGGTGAAGTCTCCATAGGCCCTCTGTGAAGACCAGTGTGGAGTGATGATGTAGGCCTTTCCGCCAGGAATCAGGACACGATACATCTCGTTGAAGATGTGCACACGCTCATCTCCCGTGAAATGCTCCAATGCGTGCGACATATGGATGTCAGACACCGTATTGTCTTCCCAGGGCCACCGCTCTCGGAGGTCTGTCACGACGTCGAGACCGTCGAAGGGGATCGAATCCACCGACAGATAGCCATCCATGCGAGATTTGCCCGCACCTAGATTAAGCTTCAGAAGAGACATTTCAGAGTTGACTACTGCGTTCATGAGCTCACCACATTATGTCGGTGGAGGGTTCATAATGTCCTACCCGTATATCGCACGCAATCGCGCAGCGATAGCCGTATTTTCGAGCATCCCCCCAGAAAACAAGATCCTGCGTGCCAATGCCTTCACCGTTCTTGCCGTTTTTGGTTCTGAACCATGGACGTTGTAAACGCTCATCCTTGAACATACTCAAGCGAAACAAGTTGAAGCCCATTCCGGTACCGCAGCACTCAACGAGTCCACCATTCGGGTCTGGCAACTGAGGCCTGTAATTCGGAGTGGGGTCCTTTGGATCGCCCCAGATTTGCGCGCATCCCCCTTCGCCCTTCGTGAAGTAAAGTCCTCCGATACAGGCGAACTCCGGATGGTTCTCCATGTGCTCAATCAACTTGATCACGCCGTCAGGAGGAGGGGCGTTATCGTGCTCAATCGTCAGTAGATATTCCCACTGACTCAATTCTGGGTTAGCCAATATCTGTTCGAGAGCACTTGAGTATGCGTCTCCAACCTCTAACCCCTGCGCCAGATATCGAAAAATTCCATTGTTGGGTGGAAATGCCAAATTCCTCCAAGCCAGTACGCACTTCGCAGGAACCATATCGGCAGCGGGCATGATTTCCACGATCCGCTGTTTCTTCCAAGAGCCACCTTTCAGCAATCTAGCGCGAGTCTTGGCGAGATCCTTGTTGTGCTCGCCACCAAAGTCTTGAACGACCAACTGAGGTTTGTTACCCATTACACTACCCACGCAATCGTAGCCGAGTTGCTCGTTCCCGGTGTGTAGGTGAGCACGATGATGCCCTGTGCGCCGGAGCCGAAATTTGTATTACCAGTGTTGCCAGATCCGGCGCCACCACCGCCATATAAGCCACCGTTTCCAGGTGTAGTCGTATTGGTGTTATCTCCGCCGCCGCCGCCTCCTCCTGATCCATGCGATGAATCCCAATCGGTTCCGGGACCCCCGTTGCCGCCATTACCGACGTTTGCTCCACCACCTCCGCCGCCTGCGGTACCTGCGGTACCAGCGCCTGCTCCCCCCGCGCCCCCACCGCTACCGAGATAGTTATTTCCTCCCGCACCTCCCACAAACTGGCTCGGTGGAGAATTTCCAGCAGAACCGCCGCCACCGCCGCCACCCCCGGCACCCGCCCATCCATTTTCAGCGGCCTGCTGGATACCGCCCGCTGCTCCAGCTCCATTGGGACCTCCAGCGCCGCCACCACCGCAGCCTCCACCGCCTGCTGCAGGCGTGCCACCGTTGCCTCCATTGGCTCCGCTGGTGTTATTCGGAGAGCCGCCTGAGGCCAATCCGCCCACCCCGCCGATACCTCCTCCATTATTGGCAGCGCTGGCGCCTTTGGCGCCGCAGGAGCTTGCCGCGAGGGTTGAGCCGTTGAACCAGGTATCGCCGCCGGCCGCCGCAGCCGTAGCACCTCCGACACCGACCGAGAGATTGGCGCCTGTCGTCGCCGTGACAGAGGTCGTGATGGCATACGCGCCACCCCCACCACCGGGCCCGTTATCCGGCGCTGCGGCCGAAGTGCAGCCAGCTCCGCCACCACCGATGCACTCGGCCTGCCCTGAGCCGGGCCAATTGCCGGGTGGACTGAATGTGCCTGCACCCGTGGCGACAATGTAGAAAAGCGCCATTCAGGCTTTTCCTAGATGTTTATCGACCACGAACTGCCAGTCATAAAACTCGTGCCAGGTGTCGCCGAGCTTGATGCGCTTCGCTTGCTCGCGAACTTTTTCGTAGAGCAATATTCCATGACCCGGGTGAGGGTTGACGAGGCGTTGCAGCGCCACGGGGTCTTCTGGTAATTCAAACTCGCCCATCGGGTCTAACACCGAGTGCACCTTTCCTTCGGGTGTGTAAATGAGGGCTTGCTTCATGACTTCGATCACCACGTCCAGTTATTCACGATGAAGTTACCGAATTCACCCCCCGTGCCAGCGGTGAAGCCCGCATACGCGGAGTTGCTGCCAATGGTTCCGGGAATATTGATCGAAAAGCTCGTCGAAAAATTGTTGCTGTTGACAGTGTCCGTAATGGACATTGAGAGTGTTTGAGTACCGGCGTTATACGACAGCGAAACATTCAAAGGATGGCCAGACGCCAAACTGACTGGAGACACGCTAGAGCCGCTTGAGCCTCCAGGAGTAGCTCCGTCTGTGTACAGACCCGTTAGATTTTGGGTGCTACCATTTCCGAATACATCAAATTTGACTGCAACGCTCGCAGGAATCCCTGGGCTACCCGTGCCAGTGCCTTGTAGGCCTCCATATCCCATTCCCTGGCTACCGCCTCCAAAAGCAGTAGGCCCATTCGTGCTAGAAGCTTGAGTCGTAGGCTGAGAAAATGTCGAAGCCGATTGAAAGTTCTGTAGTACAAAACACATGCCCTGCGCTTGAGCACTCGTCAACTGTATTTGAAAGTTTGTGGTGAAATTTACATTGATCGGCAGAGGCGCTCCCCACCACATCGCCCCCACTTCGTTCCCATTCGTTGCATTGTTGGTGTCTGTCAACTGAATTGCAGAGCCGCTATAGACCGATCGACCCACCGGGATAACGCCATCCCCGCTGGTAAAACCGCTCCCGCAATTGACGATTAGCGACGTGCCGATTTGATACACATTCGAGGCGACCAAGCTGTCCGTGAAACCAGACTGGATAGAGACCGCCTGAACGATCGTGTTGGAGCTGACTGTGAAACCACCCGTATACAGGGTACTGGCGGCTGTCGGGAGCAATCCGTTGGTCGTGTAGTAGATCGTACCAGGACCAGAGATTGTGACGGTCTGCGAAGATCCATACTGGCCAGAGGCTGGCGATATCGTCGGAGTCGATAGTCTCGTGTTATAGCCGTTATAGAAACTCCAAGATTGAATCGCCATGCCGACATTTGAAGAGACCGCTCCACCCGTAAATCCAACATAACCCTGAGTCAGAACATCAGATAAATTTAATGGCCATTGGTATCTCGCTTGCGCAGCAGTGATTGTGTCCTCCAACACCATGGTAAGAAGAGAGCCGTCATAGACAATGGTGCAAGACAATACATTCCCATTGTAGAAATTGATTCCGTATGGGGTGATGTCCTGAGCGGGTGTTAGACCTGCATAGGGACCACTGTTTAAATATAGACCAGTGGAATTAGATCCGCCACCACTTGGATAGGTGACGGCATTTCCTGTGGAAGTATTTAAATCGAATTTGACTCCAATGCTAGGAGTCATGTTATTGAACTGGCCACCTAACTGATACAGGCCATATCCCGCTACGTTTGCGTCACCTACGCCATGTATTCCTGTAAATCCAGAAGCCCCTGGTGGTGACGTGCTGTTCTGTATGACAAACAATCCACCGAATACAGTGGGCACCGTAACGCCGCTCGCGCCAACGAATTGGAAAGTAAATTGAGTCGTGAACGTACTGATCGTAAGGAGGGAGTTGTACCAAGCCCCACCACTCTTGTGGCCAGCATTCTGAAGCACCGTCCACAATTCGTTGCTGCTGATCGATGCTCCGGCCAGGGAAATATTCGGACTTCCCGAGAAGTCTGGAAAGTCGAATACCAAGGTAGCCTGAGTTCCCGTCGAGTAGACAGAACCTCCAGACCCCAGGATTTTCCCTCCGGATAGAATGACTGCGCTCACAAACTACGCGCTCACGTTATAGAGATTCACAAACGGATAAATATTCCCTATGGAGCCGCTGATCTGTGATAGGCCGATCGATGCCGGAAGATTCGCGGACGTGGTGCTCCAGATTCCCGCGCCAAGGACCGCCTGGTTGGTTCCAGCAGTGCTTGATCCCAACAGGCCGTTGTATGTCAACGCGCCCTCTGCGGCGACGACGTTGTTGAACGTCGCAAAGTTGAATCCAGAGGATGCGGTATTGGACCACAGACCGATCCAGTAGTTTCCGGGAGTCATGCTGGCGGCTAGGGGAATCGTGAGCCCCTTGATTCCGGTGTAAAGACTCGCCGAGTTGTTCGATGTGTTGGTGAGTCCGTAGCTCGCAGAGCCTGAGGTAGCCAAAGACAGTGTCGAGCCGGTCAGCGTATAGATTCCCGCCTGCACCGAAATGGTATTTCCATAGCTCGAATTCGTTACCGAGAAACTACCCGAGATGTATTCCCGCAATGCCGAGATAGACAAATTCGCCTGGACCGGCAGGTTCTGGAGAATGACACTCCCCGCACCGAGGGCCGTCGTGGACGCGGAGCCATTCAGCAATCCATTGTCCAGGTAAGAGAGTGTTCCGTAATTCGGGGCGCCGATGCTGATCGTGCTGGCGTTGACCGAGATGGAAATTGCGCCTGTGCCGCTGATCGAGGAGGTGGCTGGCGCGGAGACGAGTAGTGCGCTCCCGCTGAATCCTGCCGAGAGTGCGCCCGCAGCCGAAACGCTGATCGTGCGCGCATCCAGGGTTGTTGAGGATGACTGCCCGGTCGTGTTGCCAATCGCGTAGAAGCCTTCGGTCTGATTCGATTGCGTGGCCGACAAGACGATAGAGCTATTACTCCATCCGGCAGAGATCATTCCGGCAGCAGAGATCGAGAGCGTTTGATCGCCCCCCGTGCTGATCGAGGACTGTCCAGTCGTATTGCCCTGAAAGTAATAGGCTGCTGTCGTAGCGACGGTAGGAACTGTGTAGGATGCACTAATCCCATTCGCGCCTGAGGAACCGAATGAAATACCGTTGGCGTTCTGAAGTGTTACGGTCCCTGACGTGTAGGTCGTGTTGGAGACCACAAGCCCACTGATGCCCGTCTGCGCCCCCCCCGCATTGGCGCCGGAAATGGTGATCGTCTGCGCGCCGCCTGCGGCAGTTCCGACACTGAGGGTGATATTGTTGCCGCCGGCGAAGACAATCTGACCCGAATACGTCCCGGTATTGCCTGATGTGTTTCCGCCGGTGGAAACACCCGCCGAGAGCGCACCTCCCGCTCCACCGGAGATCGTCACCGTCATGCTGCCCGCATTGGTCGAGCCCGACAGGGTGATATTGTTTCCCCCCGCCAATATGAACTGCGCGGACGCCAATCCGGTATTTCCGGACGTGTTTCCGAGTGTGGAGATTCCCGCTGAGAGCTGCGTAAGCCCGGTCGTCCCCGGGGAGGAAATGATCAGGGTATTGCTCGACCAGCCAGCTGAGACCACTCCGGCCGCCGATAGATTCAATGAGCCAACCGTGTAGGTACTTTGGCTCGATTGACCCGTCGTATTGCCCGCGATGTAGATCGCTTCCGTCTGGCTGCTCCCGGCAGCGCCAGAGAGCGCGAGATTCAGTCCTCCGCTGTTCAGCGTCATCGACCCAGAGATATTCGTCCCGCTGAACGTCGTCCCAGTGCCTGCAAACTGCGTGCTGTTGTAGCTCGCCGAAATGCCATTCGCGCCGCTCGAGCCGAATGAGATGCCGTTGGCGTTCTGAAAGGTCACCGTCCCACTGGTATAGGTCGTATTGCTGACCTGAAGTCCAGAAATCCCGGTCTGAGCTCCGCCCGCGTTGGCCCCTGAAATCGTGATCGAGTTGCCATTCTGGCTGAGCGTGACGTTATTACCGCCGGCCAGGATCAGGGTCCCTGTCGAAACGAGTGCCAAGGTGCCGGTCGTATTGCCTGCCGCGGAAACCTCGATCCCTCCCGTACCCCCCGTGGTCACGTACGCCGGAACACCCAGTGATAGACCCGCTGTATTCAGGGTTCCGACAACGGCTGTCCCCGCCGTGGTCGTAGAAGTAAACCCCGTTCCGGCGATGGCCCCCGATGCCTGAGTCTGGACGCTCTGAGTCGTGATATAGGGGGGTACGCCGAGGGTGAAACCCGTCGTATTGTGCGTGCCGACGATTGCCGTCCCGGCCGTCGAGGTCGTATTGAACCCCGTAGCGCCGAGATTCGAGGCGTTGATCTGCAATCCCGCCGATCCCATCGTGATCGACAGATTTCCAGAGACGGAGGTTCCCAGACCGGCCCCGGAAGTCGAATTGATCGAAGCCGTGATCGTGCCGTTGTTGAGTCCGAACGAAACTCCATTCGAGTTCGGAAAAGTCACTCCACCGAAGGCACCTGAAGTACTTCCGGCAGAAACCGATAGCGTCGCAGCGGCGGCCGTATTCGCCGAGATCGTGATGTTGTTGCCCTGCTGGCTCAGGGTGACGTTGTTTCCACCCGCCAGAATCAAGGTCCCGGCGCTGACTAGGGCGAGCGTGCCCGTGGTGTTGCCCCCGGCTGAAATATTGATGCCGCCCACTGCGCCGCCTCCGGGGATATAGGCGAGACCGCCTGTTGATGCAATTGCCATGTTATGCGTTCGCTACGTTGGCTTGCGCAAAGGTCGTCGTGACAGTGCCCGTGCCACTATTCAAGAGCACTCGCGCAAAGGTCGGTGAGAACAGGAAATTCGTCTGCACTACTCCCGTGGCGTTGACCGCATTCGTATCGTTCGTATTCACCCAGTCCACCGCAGAGGGTGTAACCGGCGCAAAAGCGCTGTTCGGATCGTCCATCGTCGATTGCACGGTATAGTTCGCGGTGCCTGTTCCGTTGCATTGAATGGCTACTTGCGTGTTGGCCCACTCGTCGAGGCGTACCCAAGGCGTGCTCGCGATGGAATTCGTACCCACCGTGACAGCACCCGTAGCCGCACCCGAAATCGTGATCGAAGTCACCGTCGCGTAGTCCAACGCGGAATAGGTCGACCCTCCCGACACGAGAAAGGATTCCGTCAGGAGCGTCCCTGTTGGGGTCGTCCCCGTGATCGTGAATGTCTCGGTCGTATCCGATGTCGTGATCAGAATTCGACGGGGGGTGTCCAGGATGGCGACACCGCCAGTGACCAAGCTACTGTTCAGCGTCAGCGCGCCGGCGCCTGCAGGAGTTTGCGACGTCGCGATATTGTTCGCGCTGGCGGCAGCGAGCGGGCCTACAGTCACGATAATCGGTCGCATCTAGATCTCCAGAAAATGAAACGGGGGCCTGTGTGGCCCCCGCTGTATTCCGTGAGGGCCCGTATGCCCCGCGGCAGGCGGTCAGTCCTCGCCGAAGCCCAACTCGCCCTTCATCACTTCGCGCCCCGGCGCGTCTTTGCCCTTGCGCGCGCTGGTGAAGGGATTCGCATCCGATCCGGCGCGACCGCCCGACTTCCTCGGCTTGCGACCGGCATGCATGTGTGACTTGGCGCCGTCGATGTGGCCGACCATCTTTCCGCCGCGCGCTTTCTTGGCGCGACCGCCCTTCTTCATCTCCTCGGCTTCCGAGTCGATCTCCTTCGCGTTGATACGCGGCTCGGGCTTGTCCTTCACATCCTCTTCGGCTTCGTTGGCGCCGCCGGTCCCGCGAGATTTGCGACCTTTCATGATTCAGTCTCCGGCCTACGAGGCCAAATTGATGCCCTGCAAATATTCCACGGTCAGTGTCCCCACGCCCGACCCCGTGTTGGTCGACAGCACCACAATCTGCACATCCTGCGTCCCGACGTTGTCCCAGTTGCCGATCTGTGTCGCGCCCGTGCCGGGAGTGATGGATACTTGACCCAACGCACCGGAGGTCACTACCGCATTGGCCGCCGTGAAAGCCGTCGCCGAAGCGCCTGAGCCAATGCCGAGGGTCGTTGCACCGCCCGTCCAAGCGGTCGTCACCATCAGCTTGATCGCTGTGATCTGGCTCTGCGCGGGGATCACGATCGGACAGGCAAACTGGCCCGTAGTGCCGTCATTGGTTGCCTGAGTGATTACGCATGATTGCGCCATACGGGCATAGCCCACATTCGCGGTGCCCGACGTCTCACCAACACCCGCGAGATTTCCAGTCCCGTCGCTTTGAAACACGTTGCCGGACAACACGGGACCGGTGAACAAGGTCCCCGGAAAAACCGGATTGCCATTCGTCTGCGTGATCTGACCGCCGGTGATATCCGGCCATGTCTGCCCGCTCGTCGGAGAAATGTAGGTCGTCATTACTTCGATTCCTCATTCGTCACGAGGGTCAGGGTCGGGACAGCGGATTCGCGGCCGACGTGTTTATCTAGGTATTTCACGGCGGACAACAAGATGTTTCTATCATCCTTCGCTTTTCCGATCATCGTGTTGCATTGGGCGCAAAGAAGTCCACGGATGTTTCCAGTATCATGGCAATGATCGACAGCAAGCGTCTTTATCTTGCCATTTCTGGTCGCGGTCTCGACCTGTTTGCAAATGGCACATTTGCCATCCTGGGCCAACAACATGTCGCAGTATTGCTTCATGGTTATGCCGAACTTGCGCTGACGCTCCTTCGCAACGAATTCTTCACGCTTTGAAGCACGATATTCCAACTGATACGCAGCACGCCCTTCTTTCGTTCCGTGATCGTACTTCGTATCGATATAAAAACCTTCTCGCAGGTTATCTATCCTGCAATCGTCGTGATCACAATTCTGAAAGCGGATCAATCGAGGCCATGTGCCATGAACCCAGAACCATGCTAGACGTTGAGAGAAATACTGAATCCCATCAATAATGATGGTGCGATATCCGTGTTCTCCCACAGAGCCCGCACGCGTTCCATAGCGACGACCCCGACCACGTGCGATACAGGTAAAGACGCCAGTCTCCGGGTTGTAGGAGAGCAGCTCTTTTAGTCTTTCGATTGTCAGTCTTTCCATCTTTTATTTCCTCGGAGTTGTTTCCGAGGCATATCTTACGATGTCGGGAAGCTCCCGAAAATGGATCTCCAGTTGAAATAGTTGAAAGAGTATCTTTGATAACCTTTGACAAGCAAATTGTCGGTCACGAAGTCAACTTGCATGTCCGTTTCGAACGGAATGCGGTTCATGTATGCCAATCCTGCAATGTTGGTCAACAAAAACCACGCATATGACGAGGTGAGGTAATCCATCACCATGTAGCCTTCGGGGATACCTCCGGCTGTCGAGAGGATCGCGTTGACGTCGTTATCAGCCGTCCCTGGGCGGAGTTCAGTCTTGGTGAGCCGTATACCGACTGGCTCAAGTTGCGGCGGTATGATCAGCTTGCGGCCGCGAGCGAACATCTTCAGGCCAGCCTGATCACGGAAGTTTGTTCGGACAGAGATCATGCCATTGAGCAGTGTTGCCTCGTTCAGGTCGACCTGGGTCGTCGGCGTGTTGGCGATCGTCTGTCCGTCAATTGGATGCGCCGTCGAGCACATCGCCACACCGTCGCCGCCCACCGAAGCGTTATAGGTGGTTGCGGTGTTGAGGATATTCGCACCGTAGATTTCCATCGTTTGATGGAATGCTTCCATGAGGCCCAGATTGGACGGATGGAATTGGGTCTTGTAGAGGTTGTCGTCGATCGCCTTGCGGGTGATCGCGTATCCCAGGCCAATCTCGACATGCTCCTGGTTGTAGACGTAGCGCTCACCGGCGTTGTTGTCGAATGCGGTCTGACCGCCTTCTGTCTTGAGCTGCGCGAGCCCCAAGTAACGCATCTCGGCGGTTCTTTCCAACGCTAACTTGCTGTTAAACGTGGTAAAAACTTTATCGTACTGGGATGGTATCTGCTCATATTTTCCTGTGATTCCGCGCAACCCAGGAAGCAAAAGGTCTTTGATAGCTGACAGATTAACGGCCATTTACGCTCTCCAGACCGGTTGCTCCAAACAGATGTTTCCAGCGTTTTCCCGCACGTATTTGCCAAACGCTGTGGTACGAAATCCCGTATTTCTTTGCGAGTTCGCCCGGTTTAAGACTCGAAGTTAGGATGTCCACAACTTGCGCAGTGACGAGCTTTGAAGTGCCGATCTGTTCGCCCATCACGGCGCGCCTACGGCGCGCTTCGCGGTCGGCCATGTTTTCCTTGACAGTGCCAGCGCGCAGATGCGCCGGATTCACACACGCCGGCATGTCGCATCTATGAAGAATGTGCAGCCCAACCGGGATCGGGCCTTTGAACAGTTCATAGCTGACACGATGTGCTCGACGGTCCTTCGACCGAAAGGACACCATCCCATATCCTCTGCCGTCAGTCGTCCCAGTCCATATCCAGCAACCCGTCTCGGACATACGGCATTTGTTGAATAGCTTTGCTTTCTGCAAATCCTCATCCGTGACGCGCTCAAACGGCACGTACTCGGATAAGTCGATGTCGTAAGACTTACCCATGTTATGTATTGGTCGCCGTTGCGTTGCGCGTTTCCACATTGTTGAACGCCACGACCGCCAGGTTGTAGGCCCCCGAGGCCGTACCGGGTGCGCCCGGTGGCGTGGTCACGAGACTGACGAGTCGCCATGGATAGGCAGCGGTCGTTACACCGGTGTGCAATAGGAAGGCTCCCGAGAGCCCGTTGGCGGTCGTACCGGTGCCGATCGAGAAATCAAAGTTGGATCCAACGCCCGCTTGGGTGACGCCGGTGGAGTCGCTTTGAACAAGAAACTGGGCGTTCGGATCGTTGATCACGTACGCTTCGATGGTCGATTGGCTGCCACTGGCAACCGGGCTACCGCCGGGCCAGTAGTTGGACCAGAGCGTTCGGGAGAGGACCGTCGAGAGGAATTTGCAGCCCTGGAAGATGCCGGCCATCGTGACCGTGCCACTTCCTGCGGAACCCGCTGCTTGAGTTAGGGTGCCGTCGCCGGATCCGACTCGGACGACTGGGTCACCGTAAAAAATCGCCCCGGCGTTATAGTCGATACCGCCTGGGCCGAAGGTAACCTGCTCGTAGGTTGGGGCGCTTCCCGTTCCGGAATATTGCCTGAACCCAAAAGGCGCCGAGACATTGGCCATAGCGAAGCACTCCAATCGGAGGTCGCATGGCTACCGGAGACATGGGGGACCTAGGAAAATCGGTCGAGAAGCTACGCCGGGTAGCTTGAGATTAAGATTAATCCACAGTTCATTGCGTAAGTCAAATTGAGATGCTCAGTTTTTTGGTTCTGTCAGCATTTTTTCTACTGACCATCTTCTCTCACGACGCCCCCTCAACATGCTGTAACTGATGCCCAGATGTTCGGCCCATTCGGGCAATGTCATTGTCAATCCGTCGAAGGTTATTTTCACACTGTTGCGTCTGTTTCTTGCCTGATCTATGGGCGTTCGCCACGCGCAATTATCCTTGAAGTACCCTAGGTTATTATCCAATCGATCTATTGTCAGCCCACGAGGGGGTTCCCCCATATCTTCAAGGAAATTCTCGAATTTAAGCCACCGCTCGCAAATGGTGATACCTCGTGCGCCATAGTCTTCATAACTAGACACATTAGGATTTTTGCATCTGCTAATTATGTTTCGCCAAATTCCATAGATCTTCCCTCGGCGCCCACGCTTGGAATGACCATGTTTTAGGTTTCTTGCGATGGTAACTTCAGCTTGAAGGCATCCACAGCTTCGACTATGCCCTATGCGAAGCTTGTAACTACCCACAAATTGCACAGTACCGCAATCGCAGCGGCACTCATGAAAATGAGTCGTGGTTCCAGATGGATAAGTGCGACTTTCTGTGGCTTCTAGTACAGTCCAGCGCCCAAAGCGGTCCCCGGCCATGATAGCCTTTGCGGCAGACATGACGATCTCCTTTTTCAGATCGTTGTGTTTAGGGTGACGCGATGCTGATAACACCGCGTCATCCGCATTATAACTCGTCCTTTACTTCTCTGGAATCTGCATTTGCTCGAATGTCTTGTTGATCTTCGGCTGCGTGTTGGGATGCGTGCCGCGCTCAAACTGCCCCGGGGGCGCCGCACCCAACTGCACCTCCTTGTCCCGCACCTGCGTGCGCGCCTTGCGCAACTCAAGGGATTTCACCTCGTCCGTGATCTCCTTGGGCCGTTCCATCAGGATCATGCCGTCGCGTTCGATCGTTTCGCCGCGATAGTTGTCGGGCATCAATTCGGGGTGACGTGTGCGTGGAACAGCTTCCCATCCTCGATGGGCGAGTGAAACCTGATAGGACGGGTTTTCCTTGCCGAGGACGGTGAAGGTCTTCCACTCATAGGACCAGCCGTCCGGGATGATGGCCGGGTCGATGTAGTATTTGTCAGTACCATCGTCCATGGAGCCGCCCATATGCTCGCGGAGTTCCTGGGCGCGGCGCGCGGCACGGGTGCGCGGATCTTCCTCGCGGGGGGCGTCGGTGGGAATGGGAGTGGCGGCAGCCAGAGTCTGTGAGACGGCACTTGCGACCCCTGGGGAAGGCCGATTCTGGGGATTGGGATTGTTCACGACAGCTTGCCCTCTTTCTTTAGAGCGATTTTGTTGCGCGCGTACTCGATTTCGGCCTTTTTCGGATCCAGCTCGGGAAATGTTGCATGCGCCATTTCGACTTCGGATGCCGTGAGCTTCACGACGTTCGGGCGGCTGCCGGTGCCATTGCCGCTGCGACTCACGGGGGCGGCTGCGGGAGCTCGACTGCCATTGACCGGTTTTGCCGCAGCGGATGCCATGGGATCATCGTCATCACCTGCAGGAGTCGGCTCTTTGGGCGGTGTGACCACGATGGGGCCGATCTTGAGGGTTTCTTCAATCGACTTGAAATAAGCCGGCGTGTCGGCCTGATTGCCATCGGCCAGCGCGATGGAGTGTGCGGCGAGCATCTTTCGATTCTTGGCGGGATCTCGCACATAGTCAGGGTGAGCGCGGACCCATGCCGCCGATTGAGGGGTCAGCGTTGAGCAAAACTGCTCGACCATGTCCGGGGGGGTACGCGGGACGGGTTTGGGCGCACTTTCAAGCGCTTTCTTGCCCGATTCGAGCTGAGCGAGCTTCGCGGAGTTGTCCGCCATCTGTCGTTGGACTTTCGCGGCGGCTTTGAAGTCCTGCGCGGTGAGTGCATCGGCGTATTGGGACTCGAGCGAGTCGTTTAACTGGGTAACCTGCTCGATTGCGCCCTTGATCAGGTCGAGTTGGGTGGTTTGAACGTCACCGCGGGCCTTTGCTTCACCTGCAGCGGCTTCACTGGCGCGATTTTCCGCAGCTAGTCGGGCTGCGCGTTCTTCCTCGAGTTGCTTTTGGAGCTTTTGGAGTCCCTCTTCCGGGGTGACGACCGTTTTTGCGGCTGCGGGAGGCGTTGGATCGGTCTTTTCGACCGTCACCGTCTCCAAATCCGGACCTTTTCCGGTCGGATCGGCCCCATTCGTGGCTTTTTTCGCCGCTTCCGCGTCGAGTGCGGCGATATCGATCTCGACTTCGTCGGCTATTGTTGACATGTTGGTTACCACACCATCGCGGGATTGGCGATTTTGGCGCGAATTTGATTGTCTTTGACGAGTCGGCAGGGAACAAAGTCATCGCGTTTCAGGGTATCGGGGCGCATGTTGAGATCGAGTGCCCATGTGTCCGAGGGGCGTACCACAACCCAGTCATGGAGCGAGACTGGAATGCCAGTGATGATGCCGGTATACGGATCTGCTCTGTCAAACTGGCAGTGCTCGCCGATTTTGACGACCAGCCCCACCTTGCCCTGATAGATGTCTTCCTTGAGCGTCTGGGGCACTTGAATAATGCCGCCCGGGGTGAATTCCGGACGCACATAAATGGCCAAAAGCAGCTCATTTTGTGCGATTTCGAAGCCTGACACGTCGCCAAGCTTCTTCAGGATTTCATCCTTGGCGTTGTAAGTCGGGATTTCTATCTTTCGTGCAGCAGCGGAAGACATTCAACGAGACTCCATGACAATGGAAGTTTCTGCTATCGGATCGCGGGGATCACGCGGCTCAGTTTTGAGGGCGGCACGCAGTGAATCGCTCACGCGGCGCTCTCCAGCCAGTTTTCCTTCAAGTCGTTTGATTTCCGCAAATAGGATGCCGACGCCTTCGTGATCCAAGTCGTAGTAGAAGGGTTTGGCTTCTTGCCATTTCTCTCGAAGTTCGGATACGGATCTCGACATTAGATCTCACCGTTTGTTGATTATCGTGTTGACTTCGCCAAAGAAAGTGTCTGCTACCTGACTCAGCGCATGAAACCTTCCGACGTAATATCGGTAGTCGGCGTAGTCCTTCACGGCCTGTCCGCCACTGAGAACTTCAGCAATGCGCAACTGCTCTTGCTCGATGAGCTTTTTCAGTTCGGCTTCGAAGTGGGTGCTGATGGTTTGCATAGATTTGGAAAACATTGTTCGACCACAGTGTCTACAATTGGATCGAACATCCGCCGGGCCTTTTCCTGAGCTTCAAAAAAACGCGGATGGATCTTACCGGGAGTCCCATCGCATGCGGACAGAGTTTCCTCGATCTCCAGCCGCGACCGACCGAACCATTGGCACCAATCAATATACGTATCGATGCCGTGTTTCATCTGCGCGCCGTTCTCTCATATTCGAGTGCCGCAACGTAACAGTTGCTCAGCAACTGAAGATGCCGCGCAAATGTCAGTTCGCCGTTTGGATCTTCGTCGCCTTGGAAATTGTTGAGATACCGCACGCGATCGGCTGAGAATGGAAGGCTCGTCAATTCACGAAGGGCATCGCGGAAACCTTCCGCGGTATACGACGTGCCGCAATACAGGCGAATTTTCAGTCCCCGAGAGTCGCGAGCTTCCCGCAATCCGATGAGTGCATGCTCGAAATTTCGCGCTGCGTCAGGGGATTCCGGAAAAACCTGCGGAAGGGTACTGCGCAGGATCTTGGACGGATCGTCGCTCATCCCCGCGCCGCCTTCTGTGCCTTCTCCAGCCGTCCGAGTCCACCACCAGCGCCGGACTCAATCGGATACTTTCCCGGCTTGGCAAGCTTGCCTTCGAAGCCTTCGCCCACTCGACCGCCGGCCTTTCGGCCCATCATGGGCGGAACGCCAGCCGGAGGGGGTGCGCCAGCCATCGCGGGGGGCGGGACGCCCTGACGCAGTCCAATCGGACCACCCGGAGGGGCCATCGGAGGGGCCATCGGAGGGGCTACCGGTGGCCGCGCCATACCGCCCGGCTGCGTGATGATGATGTTGACGTTGGTCTTTCCCTTGGTCCGACCGCCACCCTTGCGGGCCATGCGGCCAGACACGGGGCGTGTGCCGTCATTGATCGCCGGACCGCCGCGCGCATGCCCTACCCGACCGCCAGAGCACTTCGAGCACGAGCAGCCCATCTTGTGGATCAGCTCGCGGTCCTGTGACTCATCGGCGTGGATCTTGCCGCCGCGCTTCATGCCGCCGTCGTGGGTAATTCCCCCACGATCCTTGTTCGCGTCCTTCACATTTCGGTTGATCAGGGCGTTGACCAAACCACCGCTTGCACGCGGCTTGCGGTCTGCCCTCGGCGCCGAGGCCTCGCCGGCTACTTTGCCACCGCGTTTGAACTGGCGGCGCGAGACGGGGCGCATGCCTGTCACGACATCGGCGTCCATCGCACCATCCGGCGTGTATCCGGATGCATCGACGCGCGCCTTCGGGTCTGCGCGGACCAAACGCTCGGCCTTGGATTTCGCCGCTGAGCGGGCATCTTCGGACATGGTGCTCATGGGTGCCTCATTGAGTTTGAACGGAATCTACGCTTGTGTCTGACATACCACCGCCAACACCTGCCTCGAAAATCGCGCCATCCTCGAAGACAGCTACTTCGGTCACCGTGCGTTTGGCCATGCTGAGGTCCATGGCGTAGGCGCATGCTATGTCGTACTCATTCAACTCAAAGTCCTTGACGGACTCCCAGTGTGTCAGGAGTTTTTCGTCATTGACTCGTTGACATTCGCCCCACTTTTGCACGACTAGAACAACCCTGTTATTCTCCTGACAAAACATCCGAACGATGCGAATTCTCATTGAATCCCCCGATCCACATCGTTGATGATCTTGTGCGCCTTTCGGCCTGCGGCATCGACACTGACCTGTTTTCCTGACTCGCCGGCAGTCGGTGCGCGGATGACATCGCCGGCCAACTGAATGGCGGCTTCCCGCTCCCGCGCGACGCGATCCTGATCTCGATTCTGGTTTTCGGTCGCGGCTTCGTGCTCGCGGACTGCGACTTCACGCTGACGCGTCTCGGCGTCCATCAACTTCGCCTTGGCTCCGATCATGTCGACCGGCGATATCGGCTCCGGTCCCGCGACCCCACCGCCCGTATCCGGTTGCTTCGGAGCGAAGTGCCCGAGGTCGATCTTCGCTTTCGCCTCGGCAGCCTTGGCTTGCGCTTCGGTCGTACGCGCCTGGGCTTCGGCCATCTTGGCGTCCGCTTCCTTGCCCTTGTTGGCCATCTCGGCCTGCATCTGCAGGACCTGCGGGGGCGGCGCGGCGCGCGCCTGCGGGGGCACGAAAAACTCTTCCGGATTCGGCCAGCCGATTGCTCCAAGCGCCGCCGTATCGACCTTAATCGGATCATATAGGGTCGGACTGGCGCCCTGAAGTTGCTTTAGCGCCATGACCTTCATCAGACGTTGGCCGGTCGAGGATGTGTTCGGATCCGCCTGCGGCACGAGGTTGCAGTTGTTCAGCGCTGCGAGGAATTTCTCCTTGTTCCACGGAGTCTTCGACTTGCAACCGCGCTGATAGAATGTCTCCGGATTCTCCTTGAAGCACTGCTTCAGGAGTTGGAACTCCTCGGCTTGGGCCGCGTGCATGCGCTTGTGCACGGCGTTCATGACTTTGATGGCTTGGTCGATCATCGCCATTACGGTTCCGACTGGAACGTCTGCCCGGCCCTCGCCCACTTGGACTTCCGCCGTACCGCCGATTCTCCGACCTGTTTCCGCCATGTTCTCGACCAACTGCATGGTCGCCGGCATGTGCTGCGTGCTGTAGGGCAGCGCCATGACGGCTTCCTTGATCGGAACGCCGTTGGTCTTGACGGGTGCGCCACCCCCCGGAGGTACCCGGAAAATGTTCGTGTTCTGCCGTCCGCCGACATCCTGCATCAGAAAGCCTGGGAAGTTGGCGTACATCCCACAGTCGAGCATTTCGCGCCACGCCGCTGTGACTGCGTTCGTTGTGTTGCCGAGGATGTGCAGCAACCCGATATCGTAGAATCCAAATCCGGGCACGAACGGGAATTTCACGAACCGCTTTCGGGCGGTCGGTAACGCCTGATCGTCCTCGTTGTAATTGCGGACCACCGACAGCGCGACGCGATCCGACACGTCGATAGTCACGATGTAGGGGATCTGGAGACCGGTCTCCTTGCCCTTCTTCTGATGCTCGAATCCCTTGATGTCGAGTTCGCAGTAGCACTCGTAAATTTCGCGCTCGCGATCCGCAGGGCGCCGCATCGAGTCTTCGGTAATACCTTGCTGTGCCTTCTCCTCCTGCTGAAGCGCATCCGCCTGGGGCATTTTCGCATCGCCCAACGGGATATCGCGGTACACCCCGAGGATCTGCATCCGTTTAACGACGGACGGCTTCATCATCACTCGGTGGGTGACCCGTTGGGCATTCGCCAAGTCCGTCGCGGACTGATTCACGATCAGGTCGTCCGCATCGACGGATTCCGAGACCGGGCGGTTTCGGAGGGGACACTTGTAGACCTTCTTGAAACCGGTACCCCCGAACCCCGTCAGAAGCAGCATCCGGTCCGTGTCAGGGTAATACTCGGTGGCGACCGCAGTCAGATAATGATTGAAGTCCTGCTCGAGCGCCGTCGCCATCTGATCTTCAGGTGGATTCGGATCCGTGTCGTCGTTGCGGATCTTCACTGGGCCATCGGTCGGGAGCAGTTCACTGCGGGCGTTGGCTTGGAATCGCAGGACCGCCTCGAGCAGCAGGGGGTGCCGGACCTTCGACATTCCTTCGACCGGAGCTCCATCGCTGGCGCCCTGGACGTTCGGCAATTCGATCTTCAGGCCGAGGAGCTTGATCCCGTGAGCTCGGTCCTCGATCCATTCCTGTCGGGATTGGAGGTCATCGGCGATCCCCTGAAGTAACTCCTCGGTGATACGGGAGAGTTCGTCGTGGTCGATCTGTTCAGCGAGATTGCCGAACCACTCCATGGGCTCATTGGCGGGATTGACGCTGCCTAATGGTTTGCCATCGAGTGAAACGCTGATCGAGCCGTCTCCATGGTCGATGCGCAAGATATTCCCTTGCTCGTCGATGTCGGGAACGTCATTGCCGGCAGTGTCGATGGAAACGATGACATCAGCAGGATCGGGCGCAGTGGGGTCCGGCGGCCCGGGGAGCCGCAGGTTGGCGTTGTGGGTACCGGCGAGGCCGCTCATGGCTTGCCGAGATCCAAATAGGGCCAGTTTCCGCCGTCGCCGGATAGAGTGCCTAGTTCATCGGCTTCGTGAGTCCGCGATGGCAGCACGCGGAGCATTCCGAGCGGTGGATAAACGGGGACCCAATGAGTAACGGCATTAGAAATCGACCATTTCTCGCCGTTCCACAAAGACAGGGTGAGCGGTATGGAGCTAAAGGAGAGCTGATGTAACACCTCCTTGAAACAAACGATGCACCAGCCCACCTTGGAAGGATTTCCATCGCTCGCGATCTCGCGCCAATTACCTGCGGCGGCGATGCGTGGACTCATGCCAGCCTCGCCTTCGGAACAATCGTCCCGACTCCGGGCAGCGGACGACTGAATTCCTGCACAAACAGCTCAAGCCCTTTCAGGGCGCAGGAATCCGCAGCATCCTCGCAACTGGCTCCGGCGGGTCCCACGATCGTGTACACGCGCCGATACGCATGCGGATACTCCCCCACCACCGTCACCTGAAATAGGTACGGTCGCCTCACGCGCGAGAGGAGATCCACGGTCGCGGTGCATCGGGGAGTAGCGGATTCGGGATGTAGAATCACACACCGCACTCTACTTCAACGCATTTGTCACAAACAGATAATAACTCGCGGGTCCCTGTCTACATGCGGGCTTCATCCATACAATGGGACCGATGCCTGATCTCGTGCTCCCTTCCAACATCGACCGCGACGCGCAGCTGCTCGACCTCGACCGGGTTGATTGCGAGGAATCGCTCTACGAATTCCTAAAAGCAGCGTGGAAATATATTGACCCCGCGCCGTGGAAGGATGGCTGGCACATCGGGGCGATTGCGGAGCATTTGCAGGCTGTGGTGGATGGACAGATCCGAAGGCTCATCGTGAATCTGCCCCCTCGTCACTGCAAGTCTCTGCTGTTATCTGTTGCCTTTCCCGCCTGGGTATGGGCGCAATCGATCAATAGCCCAACATCAGGGCCTGGAGTTCCCTTTCTTTACGCCTCATACGCTGACAAGTTAAGTCTGCGCGACTCAGTGAAGTGTCGGCGGTTGATTGAGTCTATGTGGTACCAGAAATTCTGGGGCGAACGATTCAGATTAGTGAGCGATCAGAATACCAAGTCACGGTTCCAAAACGACAAAGGTGGTGAGCGTCTTATAACGAGTATCGGGGCCGGGGTAACTGGTGAAGGCGGAAACATCATTTGCATAGACGATCCAAACGCCGCAAATGAAATAGCTAGCGACGCCAGCATCGAAACAACAATCGACTGGTGGACAACTGCCATGCCGTCGCGGCCAAATGATCCAGAAACCTGCGCTTGGATCGTCATCCAGCAGCGGCTCGCAGAGAACGACCTAACAGGCCACATCCTCGAGCACGAAGCTGACGGATGGACGCACCTGTGCTTGCCCGGAAGATACGAACCAGAGCGCTCTTTCCATACTGCGATAGGATGGAAAGACCCGCGCACGGAACCTGGGGAGTTGTTATGGCCAGAGCGCTTCAGCGAATCAACATTGAAACGCCTCGAAGTCACCATGGGCCCATACACTTTCGCGGGGCAAATTCAACAACGCCCTGAGCCGAAAGGCGGTGGAATCATCAAGTCGGACTGGTGGTTGAAATGGGATCGCGATGAGTATCCCAAAAACATCGATTTCATTCTTGGCGTTGTGGATACCGCCTTCACCACCGATGAGCTCAACGATCCCTCCGGCATGATGGTCTGGATGATCTATTCAGAAGACAGACCTTACGGCCCTACTCGAATCGTGGACTCCAGCGGCAACGCTTTGCGAATGGATAACACGTATTCTGAATTCGCGCCCAAGGTATTGCTAGGTTACGCCTGGGATGAGCGGTTGGAATTGCACGACCTGGTCAACAAAGTTGCCGTCACGTGCATCAAATACAGAGTGGACTTGTTGGTGATTGAAAACAAGGCCTCTGGCATCTCGGTCGCGCAGGAAATCCGCAGACTCTATAGCCGCGAGCGATTCGGCGTTGAACTATTCGACCCTAAGAGCCAAGACAAAGCGGCTCGTCTTTACTCAGTGCAACACCTATTTGCCGAGGGAATCGTTTCTGCTCCGGATAAGGTTTGGGCTGACAGAGTTATCAAGCAGGTGGGGCAGTTCCCCAAGGGCAAGCACGACGAGTATGTCGATCTGACCTCCATGGGGCTGCGGAAACTACGCGACATGGGATTACTGGTCCGTCAGCCTGAACGGGAAGCCGAACTGGAAGCCCAGAAGGTCTATCCCCGTGGACAGGATCAGCCGTTGTATCCGGCATGACTTATCTATCGACCCCATTGGATCGTGCCCTCGTCGAAGTACTTATCGAGTTCGCGTTCCAAAATATAGATAACTGAATCGAGTTCTCCAGGCTCCAGCACGTTCAAAATCTTTCGCGCCAACTGCTCTGCGATATCGCGCGTGGTGCGAGTCATATCCTCATATTTGGGAACCGTTGGCAATTCAGGGTGTTTCGCGCATGTCAGCGAAACTCCATCTCCAGCCGTTACGGAATTTGGCGGAAAGGACGAATTCAATATATCGGCGCAGCGTTTCTCGTTTTCTTCATTCATTGACGTTTTCTTTTAATGGTCACTCGGGGACGCCCTCACCAAGATTGCCCGGTCCATAGGACGGTTCCAATCTCACATCAACGCCAGCAGCTCGCAATTCCTTGTAGGTCGAGAGCAGTTTGTCACGCGGAACGACAATGAACCGCCGCTCTTTCGCGGGCCGATTGAGTTCAAATGCCTGATCACCCAAATCATGCCCATATAGATCCACGCGAACAGGAGGTGGCAAATTGCGCTCCATTTAGCGCATCAATTCAATCAGCTTTTCAGCCGTCAACTCCGGTTCAGGAGCCGTTGCATTAGTGCAAGTATTTCCATCCCATTCTCGAGAACCTTCGAGCAGAATCATTTTTGTCTGCGTGTCGATGCGATCGGAAAAACATTTCTCGAACCATTTTTGCATCCGCTGACGCACCGATTCATCTATTTCGCCTTGGAAGGGATCGTCGAGAATCAGATATTTCTTCTCATACTCAATCATTCAGTCTCCTCCTCGCCTGGCTGCAGCGGCTCTGCCTCCCCACCCTCCTGCCTTTCAATGGCCCCCTCGATAATCAGCCGCAACTGCTGTCGCTCTTCTGGCGTCAACTTCGAGGAGTCGATCACGTTCTTCGGTTGCTCCCGATCATCCTCAAACTTGACCTTCTGC